ATGTCATCCAGGATCTTAGGTCTGGTCAAGTGGTATAACGAAGATAAGCGCTTTGGATTTATCTCCCCTCTCGATGGAAGTAAAGATGTATTTGTTCACTTTTCTGCCTTACAGGAAGAAAGTGTCAATACGCTTTTCGAAGGCCAAAAGGTCGAATTCGCTATTATTGCCGGTAATAAAGGCCCAGCGGCAGCCAACGTAATGCTCTGCGATAAGTAATATTATCATTGCGCTACGACGACGATGAGACCTTTAGCAAGCAAACGGCCCTTTGTGGAAAAATATAAATAGAACCCCATTGGAAATTTGCGGCTTGAAAAACAACGACAAAATACAAGGTGATATATGAAAAAAGTGATCGTTTTTTTTAATGGAAAACCTTGCAAAGCTATCTCGGTACTTAAAGGGGTTACATCAATACGTGAAGCGTATCCCAACGGAGAAGAAGTCAATCTACAGATCATGTCGGCAGGTTTCCCGTCCTTAACAGGTGACCATGAGGTTATCTATGTTGCATCTGATCGGGAACTGGCCTCACAGGAAATCTTTGATGCAGCCTCTAAATATTTGTAACTATCGGATTTTACAGTTCTAATTTTAGAAAACTGTTACGCTTTACCATCATTATAATAACTATGCATCATTCTTATCGCCTGCTTTATGTAGGCTTTTTTTTATGAAGCCTACCGATACACCAGTGTTGCCTCGACTCCTGCCGTTTTTCATCATTTCACCAGCAGTAACATAATCACATTTACGTAACGGCATAAGTAAAAAGACATAGTCCAGAAAGCACTTCATGATTGAAGAGTAAAAATGGTGCGGTAGGCAGGCGGGGAAAAAATGACAATTACTAATAAGTAACATAGATTTCAAACACAAAAAAACCACCTTTCGGTGGTTTCACGACACTGCTTATTGCTTTGATTATTCTTTGTTTCCCATGGTAGCCGGAGTGGGACTTGAACCCACACAGCGCGAACGCCGAGGGATTTTAAATCACGCGTGTTATCTATGATAATCATGCACATACGTGTATTTTTCGCCATTAATTCATAATTTTAAGATCAAATGAATCAATAGCTTACGGTTATCAAAATGTCATAATGGCGAAAATTTTTCGCTCCGCGAACCGAAATTTGGTGTGGGGAGAATGGGGGTTACACCCATACCTTAAATGGCTGGGCAATCATCGTTCCAAACCCGGTTGAGACTGTGCGTTAGCACTCCAAAAACCTCAACGGCATCCAACGCATCCCCTTCTATCGCTTCACCATCTTGAGTAATCAGCGCGTGGCCCATTAGCTTCACGAACTGGTTTCTCCCGTCCATGCTAACCAGCAACGTATCCCCTCCTTCAGGTTTCAGACTGACGTTAATAACGGCCCAGCCGCATGAAGTTTCAATAACCCGGCAGTTGTTATCCACACCGCAGATAACATCTATCGTCATGCGCTGCTCCTGATAATCCATGGCTGGCGATGGAAATCCCATTAGAAAACCCTCCCCATGTTACGCAGGATCCAGTATCGGTTCTCACTTCCGTTTGTTGTCTTATCGGCGAAGTCCGGCTGGTATCGCTCGATCCATGAATTTGCATCCTCCTGGCTGAAATGCCAGTGCCTCTCCTGCAGTTCGGCGATGAATTTGCCTGTATGCAGGCAGAGATAGCCCTTCGGGTTTTGCTGTATGGCCGCAATAAAAGCGGAACGAATATCTGGTTGACGAGGCATGAACGAACCCTCATTCGCACATTGACTGTATGCATATACAGTAGTATTTTTATGAAAACAGATCAAGCACAGGCAATTTTCACTTAAGAGGGGATCGGTATGTTTGTTGAACTGGTTTATGACAAGCGAAATGTTGAAGGGCTAGAAGGGGCCAGAGAAATCATACTGGCAGAGCTGACGAAGCGGGTGCATCAGATTTTCCCTGATGCCGAAGTGAAGGTGAAGCCGATGCAGGCAAACGGCCTGAATAGCGACGCCAGCAAAAGCGATCGGGAAAAACTGAACCGCATGCTGGAGGAGATGTTTGAAGATTCTGACATGTGGCTGACCTCTGAGTCTCCTACTGTTCGCCAGGTTGGGCTTTAACTATCTATCGTGTAATATTCCCCACGTTTGCTCGGGCATGAACACTGAGCAACCAGCCGCCGCCCGTTCTTTCTTAAGATGGGCGGCGGTTTTCTTAGCGAAGCCGTTTCAATATGCTGTCTTCAGGTATATCAAGCTCCCCCCCGTTTCAGCTCATCAACCTGTTCACGAAGTTCAACTACCATTGCATTAAGTGCCTTTATGGCTGCCAGGGCATCCATCATCAGTGGGTTAAGGTCAAGCGTCATTTTCCCTACGCCCTCAGCAGAGTGAACATATTGCTTGTCGATTTGTTCGATCTGCTGAGCAATTACGCCACGGCGCTCTGTCCGCTCATCATCATCAAGATAGTAGAATCGCTTAAACTCCATCTGACAGATGTTTTCAAGAGAAACATCAACATCGAGATCGCCATTGACGTGCTTGAAATTAATATCTGATGTTCCAACAGACTGCATCTGTGTCCATGGAATGGTGGACGAAGCTGTATTCATAGCAGCACTAGCCAGGTTCCGGACAAAAAGATTGCCGGATGCTCCTGTAAATATTTGCTGTCGGCGAGTTGGGTCATACCCGCATACAATTCCAGATCCTGCTTGCGGCGCCCAGGAAGTACCAGAGCCGTCAATACCATAAAACCCTGATTCTGTACTTCCTAAAACGTTAATAGTTGGAGTTCCGAAACCAAAATATCCAACTCCCAGGACATTACCAGTATTGGGGCCAACATCTTTGGTGGCGGCACTTCCCAAACCGAGGTTTGTGCGAGCGTCAGCAGCATTCTTTGCACCTGTACCGCCCTGGCTGATACTGAGCGCGGTAGTCAGGCCGCTTAGGCTGGTTATATCGCTGTTAGCCCCTTTCTTCGCCAGTGATTTCTGGCCCGATACGGTAACGGCCACACCGTTAATCGTGATAGTGACGTCTGTAGTACCGTTCATCACATCAGCAAATCCGCTCATGTAGCGCTGGTACATCGTGAAGGTTTCAGCAATGTCCTGCGCCAGGCCATCCACACTCAGGCTGTCGCTCAGCAAAATCGAATACTTCGTTCCAGCAGGAATTGCTGGGCTTGCCGCAGGTGTCACGGTAAGAGAAGTTGCGCTTCCAATCGCGGTGATCTGGAAAACCTGCGCTGGGCTTGTCAAGGCGATAACAGTGCAGCCGTTACGAATGAGTGAGCCAGCAGCGGTGAAGTTTGTTCCCGTACCTGTAAGGCTATTTCCGTTTATGGCGATTGTGCCGGTGTTATAAATCATATTTTCTCCAGACAATAAAAAACCCCGCCTGAGCGAGGTTGATTTGAATAGACACTGAATTCAGACGTACATATCAGGCAAGACGGGAAGGCTGAGCGGAGTAATCGTGTTATTACCGAATATGGCATACTGCTCGCGTCCAAGGTATTTCCCGCCCTGAACTGAAGCGCTGCCGTTCTGTATCTTTATTCCGAACATCCGATACACGTACATGCCATTTACCATATGAATCATCAGACCAAATCTGCCCAGCGGTACATAGCCGCTGCCGATGCTCACGGCACTTGTGGAAGGTGACCAGAGTTGATTGAGGTATACGAAAGGTCGCTTTGTAGTTGAAAACGTACAGGCCCCGGCTGCATTGAAGATGTTTAGCCCCGTTCCCGGCTGCGGCGTCACACCACTGGCGAAGATAACGATGTCTATCGTGCCGGTTGTGGGAGCGTCATCATTAGTTGACGGAGGACTGAAGAATCTTACTGTGTTGCCGTCGAAGTCAATCGTATTACCGCTATTACAGCGTCCGAAAACGATATATTTCGACTTGTCATAACCTGCTATCGTCGGAACCGCCCAGCCCCCGGTTGGAACATTCACAGTACCTTTCCAGATACACTGGCCTGACTGAGTAGCATTAGTTATTGAAGTGAAGTCTGTGCTGTCGCTTATGAGCAAGCCCACACCACTACGCTGGCCCGTCGGAAATATCTGCCAGAGGCTTCCGGGAAACGTGTACGTGCTTTCTCGTTCGCTGATACTGTTGTCTTTCATCGTTGAGTTCTGCGTGACTCGCGCTCCCGATATGGTGACCGAGTTCATTTTATGAAGCAGCCCTGAATCAAGATAAGCCGTCGCGTGGGGGATAAACAACACCTGCGAACCGGATACATAACCGGAAATATCCGCGTACTTGGCTTTCTGATATCCACTGTCAAAACTTGCTCCAAATGACGGGCATCTCAGCCCCGCCGTTATCTCCATACGTTTCCCGCCGTCGTTCAGCTCTATCAATAACCCTGTCGGCATATTATCACCATGTCCCAAGTACGATCCGGCCACCACCCGGAATATTGATGGTGACGCCGTTGCCATTAATGACTGTGGTATTCCCGGACCCGTTAAATGAAAAATTACCGTTGGTTGCATAAATCGAGCCACGAACGGTCACATTATTGAACGTCGCGTAGCCAGACTTGTTGATGTGCCAGCCAACATTTCCGGTGCCGTCCCAGGTTGAAGACTGAATGTAGTTTCCTATTTTGGCATTGCTGATGGTACCGTCCTGGATGAACGTATCCCGGATGAAGGTCTGTCCGTTCTGGATCACAAATGGCAGCGTAACTGTACCGCCAGCCTGAGTCATCACAGCGAAGCGGTCTGCCAGGAAGAGCACCTGCGACTGCATACCCGCTGGCGTATTCTGAACACCAATCCCCATCCCTGCTGCATACTGATTACCATTAGAATCAACAGCGACCTTGATGCTGTACATCGCATTCAGGTTGTTATTGATGTCCGCTGATACCTGGCTGTTCTGGACAATCGCTGCAGACTGACCGTTAACCGTGACCTTTAGCGAATTGATTTGCGTAGCAGACGCCTGGGTAAAATCAGCAAGTGTCTTCGACAAGTCAGTGACATTCGCCGTGTTCCCACCGGTGCTGGAATCCAAAACGCGCAATGACTCAGCGACAGCTTTACTGGCGTCGGCCATCACATTGTCGACTCGCTCAATACTGGCTTTGTTATCTCCATACTGGACGCTCAGGAGGTTGCGCTGGTTAACCTGCGCGATCGTACTGGTGATCAGCGCGATAGCATTGTTCTGAATACCGCCGCTGGCCTTATCAGTTTGTGCACCCAGCTCTTCCAGGCGTGATGCCATTGAGGAATCGAGGTCCGTGACAACCTGGCTAAGGTCAGTGATTGATGCTGTATTCTGAGCACCTACAGCAGCTGCTGAATCAGCTTTGTCAGATGCGGCCTGAGTGGCAGCCGTCAATTGACTTACCGCAGAAGCGCGAGCTTCAGTTTCCGTAGCTAACGCCTGGCGAACATCAGTAATACCCGCTTCATTCTGTGCAGTTTTCGCCTCTAGACGAGTAACATCCGTGACGCGCGCTTCCGTCTCAGTAGCGATCACCTCCCGGAGCTGTTCGAATTTCGCAGAGTTAGCCCCCTGCTGCGCAGTCTGGCGCACAACAACATCAGCAATAGCCAGGGCGTTGCCAATGATTGCTTCTGCTGTCTGCTTATTCGAACCTACTGCTGCAGCCAGACCATCGGCGTTCTCCTTAATCGCATCAGAAAGTTCGGCCAGTTTCTCGCTACTTTCTACGGCACTCTCAATCAGATCCTTGAATACCTCAGAATCTTTAATCTCCTCCAGGATCACATCGGTGATATCGGATACATCGATGCTGGCCTGCCCGCGCACCCATTCTGTGTAACCTGATTCGTTGCCGCTGCGGTCCACCAGCTGAGCGCGGTACCAGAAAATCTGCCCAGCCTTAAGGCCCATCTGCTGATATTTGCGCTGCGGGTAAGGCACATCGGCCAGCAGCATCGCATCGTCTTCGGTACCGGTCAGGCTGTACTGAATTTCCGTCTTCAGCGTGTCGTCGGTATTCGCCGGGAATCCCCAGTTCAGCTCGATACCGAATACCACATTATCGGAAGCGATGAAGCCGACCGGTTTCGGCGGATTGCCCACTTTACCCGTCAGAGTTTTCTCTTCTGAATAGCCCCACCCGGATGAGATTTCTGCGGCATTGATTGCGCGCACGCGCACCAGGTAGCGCCCTGCATAAATCCCCGGGACATCGAATGACGTGGTGGAGCTGCGCGGCACGTTAACCCAGTTCCCGTCGTTGCGGCGCCATTGCGCTTCATAGGCGATAGCGTTCTGCGCCTGGTCCCAGCTCACGCGCATTGTTTCGACGCTGATATTTTGCTGAACCACGGAAAACGAGCTGATCACGATATTCGCAGGCGGCGACTGGTTGCCCGGCGGGATCACGCTCACCGGCCGTTGGTCAATGATGGCTCCGGTATCGATACGGGCATATTTATCCTGGTCGTGCCATGCGCCGGTAATCGAGAAAGTGCCATCATCGTTATCGGAAACGCTGACAACTCGATACTGCTGCGCGTAGAGCTCGTCAGATTCAACCACCCAAACAGCTTCGGCCTGTGGCGTCTCACTGTATGCCGTGGTGACTGTGACTGATTCCCCGTTCACGGCCTGAATGGTCCTGCTCTGCGACGCTCCGGAAGGCAGGTTTAGAATAAGGCGATCACCTGCTGCTGCATCTGCCACGCGGTCAAGTTTGATAACGCGACCGTTAACGGCGCTGATGCGGCCGCCCATAACCTTTCCGGAAAGCAGCTCGTCTGCCACAGCGATGATATAGCCAGGCTGCGGTATGTTTCCGTCCAGCCCGACATCGAACGAAACAACGCGATCCTTGTTGTTGGTGAGAATACCCCAGCGCCCCTTTCGGTTCGCTTCTGACTGTCTGGTACAGCCGATGGCTGTCATTTCCAGCTGATTGAAGCCGTACCGCGCCACCAGCGCCTGCTCGAATACGGGTTCCATCGCGTCAGCGTAGGCGTTACCGGGATCGGACCATGAAACCAGCGCTGTAGTGTAGCGGGTTTTCGTGGTGCTGCTTGAATAGGTGAAGCGACCGCCAACAACGTTAGCGCGCGTGTAGCTGTAATCCACATCACGGGGCATATCGGCCAGAGCAACGATCTGATCGCCACCCCAGTACGTCATGCCACGGAATATGGCCGCAAAATCACGCAGGACTGTATAAGCGTCGTTTCGGTCCTGGATGTACACGTTGCAGGTGTAACGTGGCTCGGTACCGTTGCCTCCTTTGCCGTCTGGTACCATCTGATCACAATACTGAGCAACCTGATAAAGAGTCCATTTATCAATATTCGCAGCGGTCAAACGGTGCCCAAGGCCGAACCGGTCAGAAACAACCAGGTCGTAAAAAATCCACGCAGGGTTATCCGTCCATGCCCACTTAAACGCACCGGTCCATGTACCGCTATAAGTGCGGGTTTCAGGGTCGTAGGTATCTGGAACGCGGATAACGCGGCCGCGCGGTTCGCATGAAATTTGAGGAATTGAGCCGTTGAACTGGCTTGAGTCGAATTCGATGTAGAGCAGCGCGGTGTTCGGGTAGCGCAGTTTGGCGTCAATCACCTCGGTGAAGCTCTGCAGCGTCATCGTGTCGCCGATCTTCGCGCTGTTGGCGTCAGAGGTAATCTTACGCAGACGTATTGTCCAGGTGCTGCCAGCCTGCGGTAAATCGATACGGTGGCTGCGCTCATAACCTGAGGTCGTTTTCCCGGTCACACTGGTATTGAGGACTGTCTGCCATGTCCCGCCGTCCGTCTGCAAGTCAATCGCATAATTAACCGAGTAACCAACCAGATCGCCATCGTCCTCCTGCTTGAAAAGCGAAGGCCATTTCAGGCGTAAACGAACCGCCGAAAGCTGTGTATTGGTGAAGGTTCGTGTCCACGCTGTAGCGCTCGTTACCTCGGTTCCCACGCTGATTTCGTTTTCGGTACCGGGAATGCCCTGAATGTACTTCTGGGCCTGTGTACCCGCGCGAAATTCCCACGTAACGCCGCTGAAGTTTTGGGAGCCGTCGGCGTTCTCCAGCGCCGTTCCGTCCAGGTAGATATCCTTCCCGGTGAGCTGTCCAGCAAACTCCCCTTCCCCAAGCGCAACGAGGATCTTTGCCTTCGCTACAGATTGCAGATCATCAGGCTGTTCGGTAGGAGTTCGGGAACTGGAGCTCCCCCCTTTTCGTCCGGTAATTTTATTCGCCATATCGCGCCCATAAAAAAAGCCACCCGAAGGTGGCTTGTAAAAAGGTATGTTATCTACTGCTGATCTTCGACATAAATCCCGGCGGAAATAATCGCTCCGCCGATTCGCCGGCGGCCGTAAAGGAGCGGAACCGGGTAACCCTGTTCGGCGGTATTTGTCACCCCGCCAAACGCATACGATGCACGGTTATCTGCGCTTTGTTTGCTAGCTATGCCTGATGGCTGTGGTGAAAGAAGCTGAATAACCCCACCGAGGACCAACGAGGCGCCAGTTGCTGCAGCAAACCCCGTCAATCCACCAGCAGCGAAAGCAGCGCCAATACCGCCGGGGCCAGTCAACACAGCTGCAGTAATAAGCACGGCCCCCAGGATCGTCTGCAAAAGACCAGCCTTTTTACTCCCTATTACTACAGGGACAATCCGGATCACTTCGCCGGTGACGGGAAAGCCGAAATCATCAACGCCAATATTCTTTTTATCTCTATAAACGGCATACGTCAGCCCTCGGGCTTTGCTTGTGTTTAAGAATTTCTCGAATCCATTGATGGTTTTCGCGAGTGCATTAATGGCTTCAGCAGTAGTGCGAACCAGGCGGTGATGAACCCTTCCATATGTCTTAGCTAGCACGCCACTTAGCTCAATTCTTGTCATTACCTCTTGCATGCTGCCCCCATAAAAAAACCACCCGTAGGTGGTTTGTTAATTTACGCTCTCAAAGCCCAGCTTTTTTCCTTGCTTCTTCAAGGTAGTTTTCTTTCGACTGGTCTTTGTTATTTGCCTCGAAGTTTGGATCTACTATTTTTGATAATTTCTGGTCGATAGACTCAAGTAATTCAACCTGCCTGTTCGCTCTGACGCTGGCGCGGTTGATGAAAAACCAGAGAATTAACCCAATAAAAATACCGACGAAGATCCAACCAAACCCAACTGTATACATATCGTTCTCCTTGCTGTGTACTGCACGACAGTATCAGTGACAGTTTGTTAAATAAAATTCTGATGTCTAAGAATCTTCATCGTCCTTTCCTGCCAGTAGCCCCCATACGGCACGCGCTGGCTCAGGTGTCCGTAAAGATGGTGCAGCAGCATATTGCCCTCCAGCAGAATTCCCGCGTGGTTCCACTTATCAGCCTGGACCTGCATGATCACCATATCGCCGGGTTTCGGTGGCCCGTCAAATTCCCGGAATCCGCACTCATACCAGCAATCCTGATAGAAGTTGTCCGGATATTCGTTTTCCCACCATGGATAATCCACACGGTAATCGTGGAGCTCGATACCATGCGTTTGCCGGAAATAGCTCATTACCAGCCCCCAGCAGTCGAAGTGTCCAAGCACAAACGGACGCTCCAGCAGCGGCAGTTCTCCGCGCGGCTGGATGGTGCGTAAATCCCCCTCCGGCCAGCTCACAATATGCCAGGGTAAAAGCGTTGCGTCGCATTGCGCTTTATCCAGTTCGCTCGGTTGCGTTGTGGCATTAGGGTGACTGTGAACGATGGCGATCACCGTTCCCCAGTCCTCAGCAGCTGCGTAGTCTTCGGGGCAAAGGACAAAATTGTCCTCCGGCGCCGCGGCAAGATTCCGGCACGGGAAATAACGTTCAACGCGGCTTTTCTGCGCCACCACGCCGCAACACTCAAGAGGATATTCAGCGGCAGCATGCGCCATGATCGCATCGATGGTTTTCTGACGCATATCAACTCCTGATCAAAGACGTGCCCGGGAAGCCACCAAACGAGAGTTCGTTATTTTCGCCGAATCGGAGTTTGCAGGCCGTCAGCGTGCCGTTGCATTCATCCAGCGACGGATCGCTTACCGGGTTGTTGTTTTTGTCGAAATAGCGGGTGCCGGCATAGTCGCAGCCGTCGCCGGTACGATATTTATTCCGGATGCACCAGGTACACAGCGAATGAAGCTGTCGCGTCGGAATCATTTGCCCCTGCAGATCCATCGGGCTGGACAGAACAAATTCAACGGTTTCACCGGCAAGCTCGCCCGTTTTACCGTCGATATACCAGACCTGCAGCTTTTCCTGAGTCGGGTCTGCTGTGGAGTTGCCGTCTGCGAAATTTCTGGCATCGAGATATTTCTCTTTTGTGTCGTGAATAGTGACTTTCGCCTGCAGCAGATCGTCATACGCAAGACACAGGGCTGAAATGGAGCTTTCGATGTTCGCAACCGTCAGGGATGGCGTTGCATTGCTCCCACTGGTTGATTTCTCCAGACCTTCCAGTTGATATGGCCAGGCGGCATATTCATTTCCCTGCCACCAGATTGGTTTCGCCGGAAGCCTGGACTCATCCCCACCAGCGGCGATGATTTCCGCTTCTGTGTGGGGAATGTTGTAATTGTGAAAGCGGAGAACGTCCGTTAGCCCAAAGGAAGAACCGTCCACCTCAATCAGACGAACATCGTTTCCGGATTCCAGCTTCTGATAATCTGCGTTTAAGCTCATGGTTTAAATGCCTGGATGAATGTTGCTTCAAGGTTGAATTTCCCCGCACCCAGCCCGGTGGGTTTATACGTTTCGCAACGATACAAACCCAAGGGCTCTAGCGGCGGCTTCCACTGAAAGGCTTTCGTTCCTTCATGCCTGTCGAGAAAAGACTTAATGGCAGAAATGTAGGTTTCGTTGCCAGTGAAGTTAAGCGTCCACTGCTGAGTTCTGGTGTTCAATCCATCTCCTGAAACCTGCTCATATCCATCGCCAAACTGGGCTTTCCTGACGCGGAAACTTGTATCAGCCTCCGCGTTAATCCGTGGGCACCAGGTGAAAGTTTCAATGGCCATAATTATCGCGTTCCTTTCATTGCGTTCCAGATGTCGCCGCCGGGACGAATGTCACGCATCACATTTTGCTTATAACGTCGATCAACAAATTCCCCGACCTCGGCACCAAATTGCTCAAGGCCTGGCGAGGCCTGTGTTTGAGTGTTGCCGTTGCCATCGATGGTGATATAAACCTGTGGCGCCGAAGATACAGACTGACCTCCGCCACCTCCGACCGCACGAACGCCCAGCGAACCATCAGCGGCGCGCGTAAGCGGCATAATGGCTTCCGGACCAGCCTCGGCAAAAACCCCTGCGCCTTTAGCAAAAGCAAACAGCTGAGGCGTCTGAAAAACGCCATTGCTGTAAGCGCTCAGGGACGGAGAGTCGTACACATTACCCTTCGCATTAAATGTGAAGTTCGCGCCAGCATTCTGAATAGCGGTACCGCTGCTGGCGGTTGCGGCTGACGAGGCACCAAAACTGAACAGTGATCCAATTGAGCTGACGCCATTAGCAACAGCCATGTTCACCAGAACGTTCTGGATAATCTTCAGTACGCTCACGCCCCAGTCCTTCCAGCTGTCAACGTTGCCATTGAGCATGTCGGTGATCGTGGTGACCGCGCCACCCATGGCCTGCTTCATGCCGTCAGCGGCCATGGAAGAATAATCAGTAGCTTCGTCCACCCAGTTCGCATAACCCTCAGACAGTCCCGTCATCCAGTCGTCACGCTGCGCATCAGAAGCTGCGTAATATCCCTCCTGGTCGCGCAGGCGCTCTTCGAGGTAGCGCTTATTAAGTGCCAGCCCCTGCTGATAGAACGTCTCGTCGATTTCACCAGCCTGACGCTGGCGGAGAAGATCGGTATTCTTCTGCTCAAACTCCTTACGCAGATTGAACTGCTCCTGAAGTCTTTCACGGAACCTGGTTCCCTGCCCGTATCCCAGCAGTTGCGCTTCATTGGCTGCTCGGGCGCTGGCGTTACTGTCGGCAAGGTTGGCTTCGTAATTTCGCAGTTGCTCACGCAATTTAACCTGGTCAATCAGTGCAGCATTCTGCAATACCGTCTTTTTCTGGGCTTCCGTCAGAGAAGCAAGTTCCCCCTGGCTGACCTGGTATTTAACCTTCGCCAGCTCAGTATTCTGGCCTTGCAGGGCAATCTGCTCTTTTTGCTGCTTGATAAGGCGCTTATACACATCCTCGGTTTTCTCGCCTTCGGTTTTACCGCCCTTCGCCTTAGGTTTGTTGGCCTCATTATTCCGCCATTCAGCAAGACCGTTATTAATCAACTCCTGACGGCCTGTCTGGAATTGCGGATCACTGGTTAACCCCAGGTCATCGGCTGCATAACTCAGTCGCAGGCGCTCTTTTGCTTCACCCTTCAGGCGTGACAACTCCAGATCCCGGCGGCTCTTTTCGAGGGCATCAGTTTGCTTTTTGTCGAGGTCGGCCTGAGGAAGTCTGAGCGGGACGTTAGCCAGCCCTTGCCGGGCCATTAATAGCTGATTTCCCAGCCCCAGCAGACGGTTAAATTCAGTATGCTGACCATTCATCATGATCATCGACTGATATACCGCATTCTGTCGCCAGGCTTGTTCGCGTATTAAATCATTGCGACGTCGCTCAATTTCTTCGAGAGCCTGCTGTATGCCGCGAGATTTATCTCGCATGTCATTTAATTTTCCCTCTTCAACAGCAAGTTGATCCGTAACGATAGCTATCGCTCTCAGTATATTTGCATCGTTCTCGCTGGTAATGCCCGGTTTTCCACGCGATGCATTCAAATCGTCGATCTGGTTCTTCAGCTCACCAACCTTTTTGGCTTGCTCATCAACCAAACGATTTTGCTCTACCAGAGCACCAACAGTTCTCCCCCTATTGTCGTCTGTTTCAGACAAAGACATGCGGGAAGTTTTTTCTCGTATTTCGTCGATTTGACTGGCGTATTCCTGGGCAGAGCGACGTGCCTGCTCCTGGTTTTGATACATCGCATACCAGGCTCCAGCACCCAACATAACTAAACCAGGAACTCCACCGATGAGACCAAGTGCACCACTCATGAGCCGAGTGCCGACGGATGTCACGCTATTGAGATTGCTTTGAGCCGAAACACGGTTTGCAAGGTTCCGGTTTAAGGAAGCCTGGGTCGCGGACAGACGCCTTTCTGCAGCAGCTTGAGCGTCAGAATTTTTTGCAGCCACCAGCCCTGCCTGTGCACGCTCAAGTGCAGTTCTGGCCCTGACTTTTTCCGTAGCAGTGCCACTTGCAAGAGCGGTAGTCAGTCTGGCTTGAGCTGCTGTAACTTTTGCCTCTGCTGCCGCAATTTTCTCTTGCTGGGCGGCCTGAACATCTGCGCTTCGTGATCGCTGAACAGCTTGCTGAGCTCGATAAACTTCAGCCCTTGAAGCTGCAACAGCAGACTGAGCCGCTTTGTCCTGTGCGACAGCAAGAGCAACCTCTGATTTCGCGGCTGAAATTAGCGCACCTGTTGCACTGGTGGCGCTGGTTACAACTCCGCTTAGGTAGCGTGCCAGCCCCACGCCAACAAGCGCCCCTGCCACAGTTGTTATTGTGGACATATTGTCAGCAACGTCATTCAAGGCACCGCTAACAGCTGAAGAAGTGAACGCATCCAGAGTTTGGGCTAAACTATCCAACCCGCCAGACAAACCTGCCGTTGCGCCGGTAGCCTGATCAATACCGCCAACCCATTGCATGAATGAGTTAGTAACCTTCTGCAAGGAACCAGAAACCGTTTGTGGTAAGCTTTTGAACTCATCTTGCAAATTATCTAACTGGCCTACCAGTGCTGGAACAACCTTATCAATCGTAAGTTGCCCCTGATCGGCCATGCTCTTGAGGTCTTTGCGGGCCACGCCCATTCCTGTGGCAAGTGCGCGGATAACGCGATCACCAGATTCGTTAACAGCGTTAAACTCCTCGCCACGAAGAACGCCCTGTGCCAGCGCCTGGCTGAATTGAGTGATAACAGAACTCGCTTCCTGGGTGTTAGCCCCCGAAAGTTTGAGGCCAGTAGAAACAGCTTCGGTAATTTTCAGGACTTCATCGGAGCTATACCCGTATTCACGCATTGAAGCAGCAGCGCGGGAAAAAAGGTTTGCATTATCTGCGAACGCCGTGCCAGTTCTTTGGCTTATCTCCATCAACTGACGCTGAGAAGCAGCAAAATCGTCAGCTGAGGATGATGCCTGCTTGAGTCGCGCGTTTACGGAGTTCCACTCGTCAGCGATCTGAACAATTTTCCCGGTAGCAAACGCTGTGCTAGCAGCCGCGGCGGCTTTCCCTGCTGATGCAAATCCAGTAGTAAGATCAGAAAGTGCACTCTCGCTTTCGCGGGCGGCGGCTGCTGCTTGCCTCCCTCCATTTTGCATAGTTCGGTAATAATCTGCACCCATTCGTGAGGCGCGAGCAATCTCACTCTGGAAAGACTGAGAGTTCGCGGAGATTTTAATTATTAGTTCGCGTAGAGCCGCCATCTCTTGTACCTTAATAATGAAAATAGAATAGCCACTCGGACTAACACCTGAGAGGCTTGATTTTTTTTGCACATGGAGACATATATGTTGAGCTTGAACTTTGAAGTTCCCGGCAACCCGGATGACTACTACGAAGTTAGGGAAAAGGAAGATGGAACGCTTTCCTATAAGCCTAACCGCCTAAAAATAAGGGGGTTAGCAAAAACTCAGTGTGACTATTTTGATTATATATCCTCTTTAGGTGAGAATATTCATATAGCCACACTTGAGAGCAATGATGTCATCAACGATTTTTTTGAAAATGAGCCGGAAGAGGCTCAAGTTTCTATTTACAATACTCTTTCCGAAGAATTTAACGCAATTACTGATACCATTTTAGATAAAACTTCAGAATTGAATGCGCAGGCACAACAGACAGAAAATGTAGCAGAGAACATTGGTAAAGTTATAGGGGCTATAGTTCTTATAGGCTTTATAGTTTTTATATTATCGCAAATAAACTAAGTTACGGGCGGTTTACCGCCCTAATTTGATGCAGCCATTAAAGCAGCCTCAAGTCCCGCAAACGGATCCTTCGGTGCTGATTGCTCGTCACCACCCCAGCGCAGGATCGCATCGTCCAGCGGTACTTTTGCCCCCTGAGAGCCGTAGATGGCAGAGACGAGCTGGGCTGCCTGAATGTCGCCACGGATATCGCCAACCGGACTTTGCCTGTCGTACTCAATCCACATCAGAAGCTCGCTTGCCGTCATATTCTGCCGAAGCTCTGAGAGCGTGCGCCCCATCCGGAGCGCAAGCGACATCAGAAACTTTACGCCGGGGGTTGAGACTTTTCCCGCGCTTCGTCCGCATTGTTGATCAGGTCAAGCGCCTGTTTGAGCAGGCGTGAATGGACGGGGCCGTAGATTTCACGCACCTGCTCTTCTTCGTCTACGCTGAATACCGGCTGCTTATCGGTGTCACACAGTACGTCAATGAAGAGAACCACGTCAGCGCAAAGATTACGGTGTGCCTTTTCCGATACCGACACATTTTCATCATCAGCACCCGCTTTCACCACTTCCTGCCAGCGCAGCCAGGCTTCACCTGACGGCTCACGGAGAACCACTTTGACGCCTTCCCACTCAGGAACGGCGACCGTCTTATGACGAAAACCCGACATCTTAGCCAGGGCGAGATTTTTAATATTCTTCATGCGACCTCTCAGGAGCCAGACTCGATGTTTTCAGGCTTACCTTTCAGGCGCAGGGAGAACGTTGCCGCCACTACGCCGTTGGTACCGGAAGACCAGGTGTGCTGGCGGATTTCAGCCAGGAACTTAAAGCCTTTGCCGGACGGGAAAATGACCTGGAAAGCGTAGGTCGTATCGTTGTCATACGCATCACGCAAGGCGTCCTGCGCCGGATTCTTGTAGAAGTTGCCGGACAGAGAGATTTCTGACGGAGAAGGCAGGCCGTTGATGTTCTCCTGCTCGGTAGAGCAAAGTGTTGTTACGTCGATATCCTGCTTCTGACCACCGGTGAACTGAATTTCTTTGATGGTGCAACTCAGATCGAGGAAGGTTGCGGAATCCATCGTTTCTTTGGTGGCTGGCAGGGAGGAAATAAGGATCTTCGTCAGCTGCGATTTTTCATAAAGTACAAATATACCTCTCTCAGGAAAAAAGAACGCCCGCCATTAAGCGGTTTCGTTGGGTGAATTAATTGTCAGGGGGTAACTTTAAAATCCAGGGTGGCACGGTAGAGCCGATAATCTGGCTCGTAACCGGGGATTTTTACCACCTCTGTAGGGTTTAAGGGCTTAAGCGAAGCGAGCGCCAAATCTCTCAGGGTGCGTGATTCAGTGATCGTAGTGGAATACACATCTACCTGAATGGAAACCCTGCTCTCTGCCTGGCCGCACAGCACGTCAGCGGAAACATCATCGACGATGGAAAAAATAATCCAGGGTGGCGAGACAGACGGTTTTCCGTCACTACCTAATGGCGCAACGTAGGGATATACCCGCCCTTCTGCCAGGGAAGAAAGCAAAGCGTAGATATCATCTTCATTCACTTGCTCAACACCTCATCAATAGCCTGATTCATCCTGGCAATGGCGACGCTGGCGGCCTCTTCCTCGCGCGTATCGTAAGCGGGTCGCACAAAAGGATGCGCAGGCATGTTCGCAGTGCCAAGCTCCACAAAGCGCCAGTAAAAGGCGTTTCTCGGGTTATTCGCCTTCATCGTGTTATCGCTGTTGCCGGTGCGCGGGTTAACGCCACGAATATGGACGCCGGAAGAAATTTCCCCGCGGCGGCGGCTTTTTTGGGTCACCACCACCACGTTTTTTTTCAGTTTCCCGGTAAGCACCGGCGCGCGAGCGATCACTTCTTCCTTAAGCACTTCGGCGCCGGCGCGCGTGGCATCACGCAGAACCTTGTTGTTTTCAGCGCGGCTAAGCGCCTCCAAATCCTTTGCGATGTCATTTAACCCGGAAAAATCGAGGCTCGTCTCAATCATTTTTCAGCTCCCGTTTTGCAAAGAATTTCCAGGCGAGTGCCGGTCGCATTTGCCACAGGAGGACCGATGATATTTAGCACCTGACCTTTATACGGGCCGCTGAGCACTTCCAGACGAGAAGAGGCATTCAGCTCTGACCTGAAGCGCATCCAGACGCGAATGGTTGCCTGCGCCGTTTCCGCACCGCCAGACATCTGCTCTCTGCCGCTGATCCCCTTCACCTCAGCCGGGACCGGGTTGCCACCACTCCACGATTCAACCGGCTGACCAGATGGATCGCGCGAAGTCGTGAAGGTGAGAATTTTTACCCTGTGCCTGAATCGTCCAGGTTCCATCAGGAGCCCTCCTCAGGTTCAGATTTACCGCGCCAGTTGCGATGGATGAACATCATGCGTTCTGCTGCAGCGTTCTCATATAGCTGTACTTCGCTTTGCGCGGTGCGGTGTTCAAACATGTCAGCAAAGACAAGGAGAACGGCGCCCTTAACGGCTGCAGGAATATCAGCTGCAACTTTCCATGCTGGTTCATCGCACCAGCGTATGCAGTAGTCAAAAGCTGCCTGAGCGTACAGGGTAATCAGCTCGTCCCTGTCGTCTTCCTCAAATTCAATCTGCTGCTTAAACAGGCGGAGGCCAATTACATCCAGAACATCTATCGCCATACGTTAAAAGGGCGGGTCTCCCCGCCCCCTCCATCATGAGCCAGAAGAGAAACTGCCCTTGATGATTGCCGTCGGGCGATAGTGCGCCAGCGCCAGGCGCTCTTCACAGAGGATGGTCAGCATGTTTTTCACGAAGTTATCGCGGTCTTCACGGCTGACTTCCACGGTGGCATCCATGCGATCCCACACCTGTGAGGCCATATCAAATCCGCCCACCGTAAAGGTGCCTGCGGCCTGCGCCTTAGTCGGAACCACTGGCAGGCCCCACATGATGTTGCTGGTAAACGCCTGAGGACCACCGAAGATATAGCGGCCTTCGTTGTCTTTCAGCAGCGCGATGTTGTGCCAGTCGCGCGGGTTCAGGACGATACCGGAAGCGCTAAACTCAGACTCTGTCACCTGGTAAATAGCGTGAGCGATAATGTCGGCGCGGGTGTCGCCGGTGGCATTCAGCGAGGTGTCGTAGGCGGTTGCCACTTTGTTCAGACCTTCCAGGTTATCCCCGGTGCCGTCGCCGTTCAGCAGCTGACCTTCTTCCTTCAGTGCCAGACCGTACATGAGGCGGTTGTTAACGTAGGACTGCAGCATTGGCGCATCGTCCATCACCTGACGTGATGCCTGCACCCAGTGCGCGATGGTCTTTACGTTCGCGGTCTGTTTGCTGAAGGTGATATCCGACTCTGGCTTAAGCGCCTTCTCTGCCACTACGTCGGCGTTATTGGTAAACACCTCTTCACGCACGTATTCGAGAGCGTTGCTGGAAATTCGGCCCTGAGCCAGCAGGTCACGGATAGTCAGACGGCGCAGACCAGGCATGATGATGCCAGGCATCTGCATCGGCTGGATCAGTGAGCCAGCAGAATCAGCGTCACTGCCGAGAGACTTGTTAAACGTCTTCGCGTCGAAGGTGCCCTGTTTGCCGTCCCATGACTTGATGAGCTCTTCAGCAGCACGTTCAGAGAAGGATTTCTTCTCACCCGGATTTTCAGCACCGGAAGCCAGTTTCTGTTCCAGATCGAAAAGACGCGTACCGGATTTGGTCAGTTCATCCTGCACTTTGGCCAGGTCGGACTGCAGCTGTTTGGAAACCTGGCCCGTGCTTTCGATTTCAGCTTTTTGCGCATCGAACAGCTGGGTCATTTTCTGCTGGGATTCTTCGATTGCTTTTTGAATGAGAGCGAGTTCAGACATAATTAATTACCTAAATTAGAAGGGAAAGATTTAATGCTCTGAAGCAGAGCTTTGATTTGTGCTTCGTTTCCGTCGCCCTCGGACTCGCTCCGAATCGCTGACTTAAACCGGGCTATTAACCCAACTGCCTGTGATTTGGTGAGCCCGACTGAATCCCTCAGCCAGTTCTCCACATCACGGATAGTTTCAATGCCATCGACACTTTTCATGGCTGCGATGCCAGCCTGTTCGTTGGCGGGGAAAGTGCAGACGCTGATTTCGCGCAGAGCCTGGATATTCTTAAAAATGCGGCCTGTTGGAATGATGGTGTAATCGTCTTTCGCAACTGAAAAGCCAACCGACATACCTTCAACCGTACCGTGCTGCATTGCCGCTTTCAGGTCGGCAGCGCCGCTGTGCCCTGGGGTAAGTTGACCGCGCACATAAAGGCCTTTTTCGTCTTCGGCCAGGCTGTCCCATTTACCAACCGGCAGTTCCCAAGTCTTGTGGTTGAAGAACATCGCCACTTTGCGGGTCTGGTTCGCCAGTGCGTTTTTAAACGCCCCGGGCAGAATGATGTCGCCATCTGAATCGGTGTTATTGAAGACAGAGGCGTAACCTTCGAAAATCCCCTGTTTCCCGTCACCGGTGAATTTGATTTCTGTCTCGTCGAAGGACAGCGTTTTTACGATCTCAGGCATTACGGCCCCCATAAAAATTAAGCCCCGTTATTACGGGGCTCTTTGTTGGTTCCTAAATCGGTGATCGGCACGTATTGCGACTGGCGCATAGCCACATCGCCACCCGGCAATGGCGGGAGGTTGTCCGTTCGTCGCATCTCGTTGATGGTGCGTAATCCTGCCTCTCCCATTGCCTTCATAAAGGCAGCGCGGGATGCCGAATCGCCCCTCAGAAGGCCGTCGAGATTGTGCTCAGCATGAATGCGGCCAACATCCTTAGCAGGAATAAGCCACCGCTGAATGCTGTTTTCCCACCGGGAGATATAGGGCTGCAGGGTGTACTGCAGGAAGCCGAGATTCTGCTGCTCGATGCCCGATCCCCAGCTCGTTGATTTCTCTACGTCGCCGACAAGGTGAGGCGGTACGCCAAAGAATCGCGCCAGTTCACTTACCTGAAATTTTCGGGACGCCATCATTTCGGCATCCTGCGGCGTTACGCCAATTGCCGATGTGGAAAAGCCCGCCTCCAGAATCCAGAGGCGTTTTTTAACCGGACCGCCGGCTATCTCTTTGAAGTTCTCTTCGACCTGCGAGCGCTGCTGTTCAGTCAGCACTTTTTCGCCGGTTGAGAGGATTTGCGGAGACTTGGCGCCGTTGGCAAAGAAATCTCGCTGCTGGTCCTCCATCGCAACTGCCACACCTGCCGATTTACAGGCAAAAGCAATGGGTGACAGGCCGACCAGCCCGGTAAAGCCGAAGCCTTTAAGGTGAAAAATCTCTCTCTGCGAAAAGTCGGCGTATTCGCTGTCGCGCTGATAGCGATAAACCACTTTTTTTCCGACGAGTTTCACATCCATATTGGCAGACTGAAGCGGGAGAAGGCTTATCACGTCACCCGCGCTGTTGCGGTCCACCAGTGCATACGCGTTACCGTAGAAACAGAGCTGCATCGTCATGGCCTCCCTGAATTCCTGGGCGGTCATGTACTGATTCGGTGAGTAGCGCAGCAGTCGCGCCAGCGGATTGCTCAAACCCACTTTTTTGCGGTTGTCATTCTGGTCTGTTTCGAAGACATCAAGCGGCAAGCATGCCGTGAGCGTTGAAATCAGGCTCACGCAGCGCCAAACCGTCGAAATTTGCAGTATCCGTTCATCGTTAATGGATGAATCGCCCAGGTGTCCGTGGGCCGAAACAGGCCCCGTCTGTGAGCCCTGATTTGGGGTGACTAAACGCCCGCCGACAAACCAGGACTGCAGCCTTGCCCACCAGCCGTTATTGGTGCGCAGGTCAATCGTGTATTTAGGTTCTTCCATCACATGCTCAGCGGTCGGAAAATGAAGTCATCGAAGTCACCACCCTGTTCGGTAACTTCCCCATTAGCAGCACCAACGGACATTGTCATTGCGACCATGCCATCAATACGGCCTGTTGCTTTGGACTTATCGAGCTTGCGGTTGCCAGCAGCATCTTTCACCACCACCGCATTCACAGCACACATCGTTAATACGGGGTGCATGCCATGCCTCACCCGCCCGTTAAGCATCAGAGACTCCAGCGTGTCTACAGCTGGCCCCATATCCTTAAAACCCTGTCCGAACTCGACCAGCGGGAGGCTCAGCCCAATGGCATCGGCATCCTTCCTGAACTGGTCAATGCGCCAGCGGTCAAAAGCCATCGAGGTAAGGTCGAAATCACCGATAATTTCAGCGATATCCGCAACGACAAATGAGTAATCCACTGAAGCGCCTGGCGTGGTGCGCAGCAGCCCCTCTCTAACCCAAACGTCATAGGGTGCGCGGTCCGTTTTGGTTCGCTCTTCAAGAGTCTTTTGCGGTGTCCAGAAGAAGGGGAAAACATCCCAGACACCATCATCTGCTTCACCAGCGATAACCAGCGCCGTTAAGTCGTTCCTGGCTGACAGATCCAGCCCCGCGTACCACTTCCTCGGGGTGTTAATCGGCATCTCTCCGCAAAGCTCCCACACACTGCGGGAGATAAACGGCGATACGGTAGACACTCGCTGATTGAGGTTGAGGTTTCGGAAGGTATTTTCGAAGCTTGGCATTCGGCCAGCTTTCTCAGCCTGGCGCGCCATGTCTTTTTCTGACCTGAATGTGCCCAGCGCCGGGTTCGCGGCCAGCCAGGACTCGCGTTTACTGATATCAGCGTCTTTTGGCGCTTCATAAACGTGGCACACGATGTGCGGGTCTTTCGATTTGACTGCATCATCAATCCAGATGCTCAGCAGGTCGGCGTCATTTGCTGCCTGCGTACTGATAACAACCAGCAGCGGGTTCTCATGCGCCCCCTGCGCGGTAGTTATTGCATCGATAAAATCATCCTGCGGCCCCCTGACCTGCCCGGTTTCATCGAGAATGGCCAGAATGGGGGAAAGGCCGTGCGTCGTCTTACCTTCTGCGGATAAAGCCTTGTATTCGACGTTACACGGCAGGCCGATCAGCTTTTTACCGCTCGGCGTAATGTGCACAATCTCCTGCAACTTAGGGTTCAGGTTGACCATCTTCACCGCGAGGTTAAAAACGATGGCAGCCTGTTCCCGGCTAAGTGCACCGCTGACAATCTGCGTGTTCTGGACCGCTTCAGGCCCCACCAGGTGAGCCAGCAGGATTCCAGCGATTAAGCCTGTTTTACCGTTTTTTCGGGCGATGCTGAGGATCGCCATATCCGTTCCGGCTGGATTGTCGTAAACCGCCAGGATGAAATCTTTCTGAAAGGGGTCCAACCGCATAGGCTGGCCGATAAGCTTGCCTTCCGGCACGATGCAAAAGCGCTCAATGAACGCTATTACACGCTCACCTCGCGTCATAGTCTTTTATCCGTGCTTGGGAAAGGCGATCAGGTTGTCGTCCTGGTCCTGATGCTCGGTTTTGGTGTTTCGTGCATCACGATCATTCTGATTGCGTTTCTTCTGGTCGCGGCTTTCGCCGTTGGTTGCGTGGGAATGGATCTGGAGGTCACGGCGCTGGGCCAGAATAGTTCGCTGTAGCTCAACAATTTGTTTGCGGAGGTCTTTGATAAGCCCTTCGTCGCGGCCCTCTCCGCGTGTTCGCTCTTCTTTGCGTAAATCCTTACGTAAAACCGTTATATAGAGCTGGTTATTTGCCAGTTCTACAGCGGCCAGAAGGTCGGCCGGCGTCCAGCTGTCCAGAGCTTTTGATCTGATATTGTCATGCCAGAATGGTTCGGCTTTTTTTTCCAAACCTGCATGGGACGGAGGATCGATGGTGTCCACTGCTGCATTTTTCATAGCCTGAACCGCTGCCGCCGAACTGTCGGAACGGGTTCGTTTATCTGCCATATGTCAACACCTTAAAACTAAAAAAATCGGGTTAGCGTTAAAATCAAACTTTGGCGGCGGTCATTTGGGGCAAAGGTTTTGAAGATTTGATCCCCCCCTGCCCTGATGCGATTCATTCTCATTTGATATCGTTGCATTTGAAATGATTTCACATAATTGGTAATCGACTTGCCGCCGCCGCGCTATGCCGAATGTTTGTCTACCTGTTCGAGTTTCTGAGTGCCTTTCCCACGCCCGGAGACAACATGCCCTGAGACGGTCACTGTCGGCACCTCCTGCCCTACAGCGTGCGAGAACTGAATGGATGTCACGTTCTTCATCTCCACGCCATCAATCGCCAGCTGAACAAACTTACCGTCGCGATATTCAATGATGAGGTCTTTCATTACGTGCTCCAGTGAGACGCAGGATCGAGCGGGTAGCCGTTGGCATCACAGCCTATTACCGCGCCGCTCTTCTCCATTCTCTGTTTCGTTGAGTCATGATGCGCTTTGCACAGTGGCTGCCAGTTCTCTTTACTCCAGAACAGGAGTTGTGCTTTCGATATGGCCAGCGCGTTACCTGACTTAAGCGCATCTTTGAGTTTGTGGGGCTCGATATGGTCAACCACCGTTGCTGGGGTAATGCGCCCCTGCTGCTCGCACATCACACATAGTGGGTGCTGCTGCAGGAAACGCAGACGGGCCTTATCCCATCGGCTGCCATATACGCGGGGCTCTTTGTTCATGCCAGTCTCCATGCGCGGCGGCGTTCCGTCCTCGGCTCGTTGTCAGGGTGACGCTCAACCGTCGGGAGGTCAGCGTGATCCACCAGCGAGTAACACGGATACACCACAGCGCCGCCATAGGCATCACCCACGGCATAATCGGCAGGCTTGCTGCTGTCCCACCGAGCCAGCACACGTTCAATGTGTTGCTGTGGGACGCTGTAGCAGACACCGTGTATCAGTCGCGACAGCGTGATGTAGTCAGACCGTGTCTTATCAGCAACAATCAGCCGTTCGGCTATCTGCATTTGATACTGAGGTGGGCGGCCGGTACCGAGATAAAAGCTCAGCATGTAGTCAGGGAAGCGCACCAGCCAGTCAGTCACCTTATCGGTGAAACCCTGCACAGGAACCGCGTCGTCCTCACACACCACTACCCGGCATGGTTGGCAGGTAGCCCATTCAAGTGCACGGCGATGGTTAGCATTGGCCCCACCGTCGCCTTCATCAATTAGAAGATGGGCACTGATGCTTAAAGCCAGCGCTTCCGCCTGTTGCCGACGGGCGTGATGGCCTACAACGCAGAACTTAAACTCTTCAGCCACCAGCAAATCTCCATAAAAAAAGCCGCACGATGGCGGCTACTGTCTATATATCAGGGTGTTGCTTCGTTTTAACCCTGGTTAAGGTAAGCATTCAGCCCGTCAGTGGTGGGACACTGGCGCATTCAACGCGGAGGGATGGCTGATTACCTCTCAGCAAAAGGATATGTTATGTCTAATCATGAAATTAAGGTTAAACCCAAAGCAAATACAAAGAGCTTCGAGGAAGTTAATGAGGAATTGGCCAGATTGAAGTTTGTTGTCGGAGTTCTACTTGCTAAATTTCCACCACTCCAACGCAATGAATTCATCAAAGATTTGGAACGGTTCGGTCTGAAAGAAGAAGCGGCTCTTTATTCGCACTTCAACCCTCAACCTGAACAATAAACTGTTCACATGTACAATTTAGGGACTGACCACCAGCTTAAGTTACATTAATTTCACCTTCAAAAACTTTAGCGGTCTGCTCTTGGGCCGCTTCTACAAGCTTCGATACCACAGCTTCGGCATGAAGCGTTGCGCGCTGCTTGTAACCTTCAAGAGTGAAGTCTGCCGTAATGTCTTCACGATAAGGCACAGTCAGCATTGTTTTCTTATCGAGTTGAACTTTGACATCACCGCCAATTGTCTCAACTATTTTACAGCCCAGCCCTTCTGCTGAAGAGTAACCATCAATTTTGAAACCTACAGACTTTTGAGTCGGAAACTCAACCATATACGAAATCATAAGACCTCCTGTTATTTATGTTTCCACCAGGCGCACTCTGTGCCGATACCATCAGTTTTGAAAACAGTGTGAACCAGAGGGCCGGTGACCAGCCTGTCAGCGAATGATTGCGCAACAATACCGAACGCCAGCATGTCACCCACCGCAGCGCCAGCCTGTTCTTTCTTCCAGAAACGATAACTCTCGATCCGGTAGTAAAGACGGATAATGCCGTGAGCGAACGCCATTACATCAGTGCGGGTGCCACCCAGCAGGCCAGCGTTAAGCATCACATCGTTGCGGTGCGCTTCGATGAACTCCTGATAGATACGCTCAGGATGATTCTGCTTTGCCCATGCGTCGGCGTATGTCTTCGGTTCTGAACCGACATAAACATTACCGCTCTGCATTTCTTCCCACGGTGCGCGAAGCATTTCGACATCGGTCCCATCAGTACACCAGACGAAACGGTATTCAGGATGATCTCGCAGATGCTGCCAGACGTGCAGCCAGCGCCGGAAATAGACATTCATCTGCACGTCAGGGACGCGGTGAAGTTCAACATCTGCCGGGGCTGTCTGCAGTTCATCCACCAGCGTGATACGGCCGCAATTCCGAAGCGATGAGGCCCATTTAGCCAGCATGTCAGGAGAGGCGGTCATTTTCGTACCGCGCTGAGGGTCAGGCTGGCTGGTCAGTAACGTAGTGATAACCACGTCGCGCTGACGCCGATATTCAACGTAACCGGTAAAGCCGGTATCACGTCGTGCGTTGTGGATCTTCACATTACGTTCCACCAGCGCCTGGCGGTCGGGCCTCGGTACCGAACGCTCCACCGCTTCATGCTCATCAAGAGAATGAATCAGCTTTTCTGAACCGACGACATCAGCGTAAGCCCACGTCGTGAGGCCAGCGTTATGAATCCGCAGGGCGAGGTCGCTGTGTTCGTACATGCCGCGACCGTAAACCGGATCGAATCCGCCCACCTTCTCGATGGCGCTGCGGTGGTAGTACAGCATCACGCCGCGCTGCCCGGTATACGCCACATGCTGATCGTCACGGTATAGCACCGAAAGGTCATTCAGCTTATTGCGGCCAGCCAGATCGAGAAACTGATAAGCCAGATGCGGCTCCGGTGATTCGATGTAAGGGAGGTGCCAGTTATCTGCGATGGGCCAGGCGTCATCATCCCACAAGAAAAGATGCTCGCACCCGGCATCCATCAGAGCTGACAGGCTGGCATTCTTCGAAGCAACAATGCCGAGTGATGTTTCATGTCGAAGCAGCTGCACGCCGTTGGTAACTAACGCTGCAGGTTTTGAACCATCATCGACAACAACCAGCAGCGCTCCGGCTGGCAGGTGTTTCATGTGCTGTTCAAGCGCTCTTTTCAATACGTCGGCGCGCTGGTGTGTCGTTATTGCAATCCCAATCCACGATGAAATGGCGCAGGCAGGCGCATACGGAACACCATCAATAGTGACCTGCATATAAACCTCATTGAATAATGTTAAATGAAGCGCTAATTTGAATGCACTTATCTATCTTCAAAAAGTGGTGAATGAAAATGGATCTTGCTCCAGCCAAGAAAGAGTTAAACAGGGCAAAACGATGTATTGAGCGTATGAAAGCGGCAAAATCATATGATGAGTATGATGAGGCATGGAGTGATTTTTTAAGCCGAATTGAAAACATTTTCAGCAGGATTAAAGTTGCCGCTGAACCTCACAAGAAATACCCATCATTCTCATCTAGAGCAAATCATCTTCGTGCTACAGATAGTTTGCTTATCTATCTCAAACAGGCACGTAATTCTGTCCACCATGGAATTGCAGATATTTCCAAGTATGTTTCCGGTGGATTTGGCATAAATCCTGCCATACCAGGAGGCATACTTAATCTTGATTCATTAAGCATTGATGAAAATGGTAATGTTAATATTGTATCCAGTTCACCCATCAGAATTGATGTTATTCCTGGTTCAGTAGAGGCCATTCCATGCAGAAATAGAGGCGTTACCTACAACCCTCCGAACTCACATTTGGGTGAAGACCTGAAAAGTAAAAACCCTATAGATATAGCTGAATTAGGAATTAAATTTTACGAATCATACCTTTTAAGTGCTGAAGAAACGTTTCTTAAAAAATAGATTTCAGCTTAATGCTTTAAATTAGATGCATGGCAGTTCGCCTGCCACGCTTTGTTATGCGCCAGGATGTCTTTCTTCGTCTGGCGGTCCATAACGTCGATGTCGTGATCGGTCAGGTAGATTGGTTTTACCCAGTCACAGGCAGTATCAACCACCACCGGGACGCTTCCACGTGTTACGCAGCTCGCGATCAACATCGTCATCAGGCATGCGGTTAACAGTCTGCTGTACATGGCTGGCCTCTTTCGTTGCTTCTACCCGGCGTTCGGCTACAGCTTCAGTGGCTGCGGCTTTTTCTTCGGTATTTTGCTTCTGAAACTTCGCTTCCGTTTTTGTTGTTCCTGAAGCATGACCAAAGCCGAAAGCAGCAGCTATAGCACCGAGAACAGCAACAGCCAGTCCAATAATCAGTTCCATAGTCATATGGCCACCCGTTCCCTTACCCATCCGTAAACAAACGTCTCATTAGCGCTGCGCTGTTCTGCCAGTTCGAGATAACGCTGACCCTGGCTACAATTCAGGGCCCGAAGCATAACCAGCTCACCCTCTTTTCCTCGCCGGGAAAGATAGCTTTTTAACGCGCTGATAGTTCGCGGACCAATAAAACCATCTGCAATCAGATCGGGATAGAGCGCGCCCTGAATGTTGAACACGTTAAGCCAGCGCTGAAACCATTTGGTCTGAACCGATGGGCCCATGTTAACGCCGGTATCGCACAGTTCTGCGGCGATGGCTGGAGATACCTCAGAAACAAGATCGAAGCGTGGACCTGTCCAGTAGTCAGCAGTCAGGATATCCAGCGCCTGTTGGCGGGTCAGGTTTCGCATATCCCCGGTGAATCCGTGGGCGCGAGCTACCGCTTGTGTGATTCCCCAGTTAGTTGGGCCGCCCTTATCGTCAGGGTGATTAACGTAGCCGCCCTCTTTACCGAGGATGGCATTAAAAATTTCGTCTTTGGTCATGCGAATGCCTCAGGACGTCAATGATTCGTGCTACGTTTCCCCGAGCCCAGAGAACGGCGGCGCATATCAGGACATTCACCAGCACCACGAACCAGTGCGATTCATGGTACAGGCCGAACAGGTAACGGAAAGGGACGCTGGCGTATACCAGCACCGTGAAATAAGCCATCAGCGATATCAGAGGGCGATGTCTCGCCCCGCCGCGCTGGTAGAACATCAGTGCAATAACGATAACAGCAGAGATAATTGCGTTTGCCATCGCACTCGGATCACTTGTTACCATTGCTGGCCCCTCCACCACGTAAACGCGAGAGAATTCCAAACAGGCTACCCAAATCCTGACTGTTGACGAACGTCAGCAGCTTAATAGCAATAGCGGCTACGATTACCGCGCCCAGCGCATCAAGTGGCCTGTCGCTATACCCCGTCCATTTGGAGAAGTAAGAGCCAAGCAGTGGCGCGCCGATAACGCCGAAGATGAATGAGGTGATGAAGTAGCCCACCAGCTTAAGGCGACTGATATTAACCGCCGTAGCGACGTAGAACACCGCACCAGCGAATGCGCCAAACACCACACCGTAATCTATGCCGGTTGCCAGGCCGAACATGCTGGCCCCCATCAGACCACCAGCCGCTACTGTCGTGCCAGAAACAGGATCGGACATCTAGTCCCCCTCTTATTGCCGTGAATCCTCTCAGTGATGAGGGGAATAAAAAAAGCCCGCTTTTGAAGGCGGGCTAATGAGTGACTATTAGTAAGTAAGGTAGGTAGTCGTGAGTCTTGCTAACTGACCTGAGTGAGACAGTATCGGGCTGGTTCACAACGGTTCAGGAGAACCATCAGGCAATTACCTTCAACACACATTTCAAGCGTAGCAGCAGTTTGCAAATTCATAAAAAAAGGCCTGCTTTTTACGGCAGGCTCTCAAGGAATTTGAAACTGTATTGTTGTTGTCATGGTGCCGGGTGCCTCCCGGTGACTCTACCCCAGTCAGCAAAGCCGCGCGCATACCTGCAGATAGCAGTTGACTGGAACGCCCTTTCGCTTAGAAAGGATTCACCACAATAATAAGTTACGACTAATCCATTCTAGCGGTCAATACATCATCGCCATGAGTCCTCTCAGAACGAGGGGAAACCAAAAAGGCCGCCCGTGGCAGCCTCTAAAATTGACAAAACCCCGGCTAGGCGAGGTTTAAGAATCGTTTTAAGTCCGTGGCGTAGAAACCACTCTTAACACAGTAAACGAGAAAGTGCGGACCGCGTTAGTGATTTTTGATGAGTTTTGCTTTATTTTTCCTACACACAGCAAAATAAGAAAGCAGTTCTTGCCTAACTACTCAGTTAACGCGGGGCTTAGAATGAGGGATTATCTTTGGGTGACATACAGTATGATGTAGAGTCCGAGCAGCAAGCTTTTGAATTGCTCGAACGTTATCTGAGTGGGCAAGGCCTACCAGAAAAAATTACGTTCAATGGCTGGCCTAGCCTAACTATCAGGCTAACCGGTGATAAATTCAACAAATCACTTACACCCTCAGTAATGAAGGGCTTCGTTGAGATGCAATCGCAGATCAACAAGTCTTATGCGCTTGCTAAATACGGCACTCCAGATGTTCGGAGGCTAACTAAAGAAGAGCTTGATGCTTTAGAAATTGAAGTTACAGTAGAGCAAGGTTCGTCACTTGTTGAGATCAACATTGATGGATTCCTGAGCAAGCTTACGCAAGAATTGGTAGGAAAAATGAACGCCACAGAGATTGTGTTAACAGTTCTCGGTGCTGCCGTCATATGGGGCGGTGTAACCGTCTTTAAACGCTTTTTAGATAACCGTAAAGATACTCGCCTAGCTGAGATTGCTAAAGAAGGCGATAAAGAACACCTGCGCGCAATGCAGGTGATGACTCAAGAAGAAACGAAACGCCTTCAGATCATCTCTGAAATGGTGGCCCAAAAGCCTCTTCTCGACAACATGGATCGCATGTCTTACGACGCTAAGACAACCATTGTTAAGTCATTCGTACGCTCAGATACCGCTGAAATTGATGGAGTAACCATCGATTCTGAAACTGCAAAAGAATTGGTCACAAATGCACGTCGCCGCTCTGTCGAAATGCGTATAGACGGTATGACCTGCCCCCACGATTAG